GTAAAAGCCAAGCTTATATATATTATTACATTATGTACAGTCTGACAGATTCAATAAATTGAGCTCACTATTAAAAATTCCTTCGGTCTGACAAGGTCAAACCGAACTAAAAAACTAGTAAGTTTGAACCTGTCAACGATATCAGCATAATAACTGGTACCGTGTCCCCGGCTCTAGGGACGTAATGGAGGGACTGTTTCGTACCAAAACTTGGGTGGACCCAAGTAATGGAACAAGGTGAAATCTTCCGCTGCTGCGTACATAGTCACAGCATTAAAATACTCGATTGCGGGAGTTTTCCTCATTGTGGTGTAAACCTTATAACATGGCATGTTAAAAGGCCCGGCTCCACCAAAGCCAGGATTTTGCCTACATGGCGTAAAGCGATATTCTGAGTAATATGGAACTTCAAAACTCACAACACCATTCACAGATAAATCTTGAATTACGGCACCCTCCGTGCCGGTAGAATCATCTGAGAATATGTTACGTTGCCTAGGATCTCCTCCGAGAGTATCATATTGATCTTCAGGTATACAACCTCCAGATCGTGCAGCAAGTACAGAAGTATCTGATTTACAACAGCCATTACCGCTCATATCAATCAACACTCGAACACCTCCTCGCCAACCAACGAAGGCTGAGGAAAGATATCTAATAAGAGACGTGTGCCCATAGACATATTTTGAAATGCCATCCAAAGCAAACGCATCATTAAGCGATGGTGTAAATGGAGTGTACGCACCTGGGAAAAAAGGCATGGCCGGACGTTGAATACGGCGTCCTGTTATCTCGGCTGCAGATTCGATGCGAATGTTCTCGTGTTTGGTGTAACGCTTTAACAATTGTCGAAAACTCCTGTTGCATTCACCGAAATGAACATGATTAGTTGCGTCTACTAAACTAGTAGTAGCACCAACTGTCAGGTCCGCTGATTGAGGAACAACAGTGTCTGCACCTGCTGGATTGGTTGTAGCGACCGCAGTAGGAGTATAGAGTATGGTAGACCTCTTAGTTGGCGGAGTACGATTATCGGTAAGCGAACTTGTGATCAACGGAGTTGATCGCAATGGGTTTGCTTGATCCGACGCACGCAATCGATTGATAACATCACCAGTTGGCATAGCCAATTCGAAATCATCTCCTGCTGACACCCAGACTAGGATTGTTACATCATTATTTATCGTGGTATCAGGAGAAACTAACTTGTTGGCGACGCGTACAGAAACAGTCCCATTCGCATAATCATCTATCCTACTATCATAAAACAAGGGAGATGTGTCGAATAGGTTATCGTCGGTGTTAAGGGGATCACCCATATCTCTATAAGTGGTTGCTTGCCCCCATCCTACCGTGAAATCAAATTCGGTTTTCTCCGCTAAATCCACGATCATAGTATACGCTGTATTGTACTCGCCTAACAAATCACCATACGGTCGAGTTGCAGTAGGATCATATGTGATGGAAAGACGACCCTTATGAAACTTAGATGCCAACACCTTGAAATGAAACTTTATGGACCCTCGCCACTTCTTGAATGGTAACGAAGCGAAACCCATAGCTGTATAAGAAACACTCTTATCAGCATTGTCTCTATAAAGCAACGGCGTGACTATTGAGTTCCACAGCAACACTTCCTCATTGGTGATAGCTGGCCACTGAAATTGTCCATAGTACGACGGGCGTGTAGCTATAGATAGGATATCGAGTTCATCTTGACCAGACAAACCTACGGTCCTAGAATCTATAGTTAGTTCTTGCTTCGCGTCAACAGATAACTTAGCGGTATCATCGGGCATATTCGTGACCGCAATCGAACCTTTTGTAATTGGCCGATATTGTGACGAGTCCAAGAGCACTGGCCTACTGTAACCAAAAACAGAAGCTATAGCTGCTACAGCCTTTGCTCCAATTTCCGTTGCACGGGCATAAGGGCCAATCCACGGAGCTGTAGTTAGACGTGCTGCCATGTTGGCCACAATACCAGCGGGCTTCGAAATAGGCCCCGCACCAGTAGAATACTCATCTGATTGGGGGATGATATCTTCAGCATTGATATGAGTCGGGACTCCAAGCTTAACATTGGTAGCCCAAACATAAACAGCAATATCTATATCCGCATTGGCACCACTGGAATGTTTCAAAGGGGTAAAACTCTCGATAAAACAATATCCCATATCTTTCCAATCACCTTTAGTGATATCCATAGCATTCTTATAGTAAAAGAATGGCAATGTCATCTCACCTCCTTGTGATGTGGTTGGATTTAAGTATATCATTGGTCTCTGAGAAGTTAATACTCTGTATGAATCATCTGCATCGAAAGTAGACATGGTATCGGTAACAGCCAGGGGTATGTAGTTCATCATGGCACCACCATAGTGGAAAGGAGTTCCATTCAACAGCACTTTCACATGCAAATTGCATTGCAACAATTTGTAATTAGAAATACGATTGATCACTCTTTTATTGCCAAAGAATTCCTGCCATGGGTTAAAACCAGAAAACAAATCCAAAGACGATGGCCAACGCACGTCCAAGATCTTCACAGGACGAGACATAAAATTGGATAGCGATGAATCTTCCATCATCGGTGCTTCCATTAAGACTGTAGTTGGGGACTCCTCTCCAACTTGATCTCCTGCATCAGCATCCATAAATGTCACAGTCTGTGTTTTTTCCATGGTTTCAACTCCGACCTCATCAGCCTGAGGACGGATCGTGTCATCCAACACTAACGTTTTAAGGGGAAACGCTAAACCACAAAAATCAAAATCAATCTCTTCTTGTTGTGTAATTCATTATTTACAAACCAACGGTGAATTAAACGTTGGCAGTTTTGTGTTTGGAGTGTGCTAGCGAAACACTCCCCTAAATAGAGGTAAACATTACGTTTGCTATATACATGAAAGCCTAAAATTACAAATAAAACACATATAATATACAATTTTGGTATCCAGACATGTATCGACTTATTAGCTTAGTGTGCGCAGTCAAAGCACAGAGGGATAAATAATTTTCCAATTTTATTCGTACTTCTCCTTCCAGAGTTGTACTCGTTCGTCGAACGTGCATTCCACCGCTGGAACTGGCAGTTCGACAATGTCGCACACTTCAAGCATCTTCTGACGTCGAGCATCATAGATCTCTTTTCCGTGTGCGAACCACTCATGCATGGCACATTCAATGACACTTCTCGCTACTTCACGAGGATGAGCTTCCTTAGATTTGAGATTAGCATGCAAAGACTTGAAAATGGAATCTTCTGTCAATGCACCTATCTCGCATCCAAGTTCATCAACATAACTACTGCGCCTCTTCAAAAAGTCTGCGGAGCCAGCTTCGATGAATTCAGCTCCCTCCGTCTTCTTATCGGGATGCGTAATTTTCATGCCGTGTTTCTCCAAGAAGTGTTTATAGGTTAAAAAATTGAAGTCTTCATAACCTGTTTTAACACTTCCTATAAAGTCATCGCCGTATGTCATAGCAGCGATACACGCACGAAAATCCTCATCCGGAAAGAGAGAAAAGAAACCCATTCTGACGTACAAACTCCCAACAATACTATTAACAAAAACGGTAAGAGAGTTGCCAGAAGTGTTCATATTAAATGTTTGAAGCAAAGTGCCATTATAGTCCAGCAAAGGATGCACAATGTCGTAAACCATCATACGCATGACTTTCAAATCTTCTTCTGCATAACCATGAGCTGCACCCAATTCAATCAAAGATAAATAGGCTGCAATGGTCATTTGGGAAGACATTTTCAAATCATACTTAGAATAGTCCCAGCCGAGAATGTTTTTCCCACTCTTGCTGTACTTCATAGCATGTTTCATCAATTCTTGCCACTCAGGTCCAAAAGCATTCACACCAACAGCACATTCTGCCTCCAAGGAATTCATTCCTAAGAAGCGTGCCAATTTCAAAAAGTACTTCCGCATTAGCAATGTAAGAACAATTGGTGATCCTTGAAAAACCCTAACTGATTCTTTGGTGTAGGCCGTCGGTTCATCCTTAAGACTACTAGACCAAATCACGTTAGCTCGTTTGCCTCGACGGTAGCAATCAGTCACTCTATCAAGCTCTTCTACAATCAATGGGTGAGGTATACGATCTGTTAAGACACCTTTATCATCAAAAATGTCTGTAAAATAATCCCTTTTCTTCCTGTAAACAGGATGGCACATACTTGTAGCCATATTCATAGGATCAACAAATCGTTCACCTGGTATACCCATTATTGCTTCTTTCATGGTCAGTACTCGTGTATCAGGCACTGTACCAACAAGCTCTAACAAAGGTTTTAACCAATCTTGACGACATTTCTCGACAAGATCCGGATAGAACGTATCACTAGGTGACATGAAATGGTGTAAAGCTGCATTAAATGGCTTCCAATTTGGCATCAATTTGGGTGGACCCCATTGAGATTCAACACCAAACACATCAGCGACAGTATCTGATAAAACGCTCTTTACCACGCTAGACTTTTGAGTGGCTCGCAAAGGAGTAGAAGCTATAGGAACAACAGATGCATCAATAGGCAAACGCGAAGCTTCTGCGTGCGGATGCACTGGACCACTAATCACGGTCTTACCCATAATCTGTTCTGGTATCTCT